AAAATGAGACGTGCAAGATTACTTCAGTTAAAACCACCTGTGGATATTAACGGAACTGAAGGGAAAGTAGATGCTAAATACCTATACAAACAGTACGATGTGAACGGTGTTGAGTCTTATAAAAAACGTATTGTAAATGATATTCATAAATATACTAACACTCCAGATATGACAGATACTAATTTTAGTGGTGTTCAAAGCGGCGAAGCTATGAAGTATAAACTATTCGGACTGGAGCAAGCAAGAGTAGACACTCAATCGTTGTTTGAAAAAAGTTTAAAACGTAGATATCAACTTATAGCTAATATCGGTGATTATGTAAAAGAACTTACTGATTTTGATATTTCAAAACTTAAAATCACATTTAATCCTAACCTACCTAAAGCACTTGAAGAAACTATCAATGCTTTCAAATCATTAGGAGGAATGGTGACTAATGAAACAGCAATGAGACTTACTGGAATTGTAGACGACCCGAAAAAAGAACAAGAACTACTTGATACTCCGACAGTACCAGAAGAAAACGCTGGATATGATGTTGACAAAGGAAAACTACTTTATAAAATCACAAGTATACTTAAGAAATTCAAAGCTGGAGATTATAGCGAAGCATTAGCTAGAAAATTCTTAAAAGACTTAGGACTAAATGAAATGGATATAGAAAGCTACTTACACGATGGTGAAGAGGTGATAGTAGATGAAACAATCGTTTAATTACTGGAAGAAAAGAGAATTAGCAAACCAACTCAATCAGATTAAAGACGAAAAAGAAACGATGTCACAGATTGAAAAAAACTTTGTTATTACCTTAGCAGACGTAGAACATCAAATTAAAGTGTTCTATGAACGTTATGCGAAGACAGAAGGTATTTCTATAGAGGAAGCACAAAAGAGAGTATCTGAGCACGACGTAAAAGCCTTTCAGAAGAAAGCAAAAGAGTATGTTAAGAACAAAGATTTTAGCCCAGAAGCTAATGAAGAATTGAAGCTTTACAATGCTACTATGAGAATTAATAGGTTAGAGTTATTAAAAGCAGAAATAAATTTACACTTAACAAACTTAACTGAAGAAAATAGTAAAGAAATAACTGATCATTTAGAAAAGTTAGGTAAGACAGAATACGCTAGACAAGCTGGAATACTTGATACTGAATTGAGATACAGCAAAGAAGGTGTTAAAGCTATTGTGAATAGTGATTATAAATACGGGAATTTTAGTAAAACATTGTGGACTAACCAAAAAGCTTTAATGAATACTATTGAGGTTATGTTAAGACGTTCTATAATTCAAGGTGGCAACTCAACTGAATTAGTAGGAAGACTTAGGAAACAGTTTGATGTAGGAGTTCACGAAGCTAAAAGACTATTAGTAACTGAAGCGGCACGAGTTCAAGGAGATGTTCAAATAGACAGCATGGAGCAAGCAGGCTATGAAGAGTATGTGTATATCTCTGAACCAACAGCGTGTGATATTTGTAAACATCTTGATGGACAACATTTTAAGATTAAAGATAGAGAAGTAGGTGTAAATTACTATCCTATGCATCCATTCTGTAAATGTTCAAGTGCAGCTTATTACGATAGCGAAAAATTAGATAAAGAGATTGAAGAATATCGTAAAGCTAGAGGACTGGATAATAATTTACAAGAAGATGATAAAGGTGATATAATTAAAGAAGAAAGTCCGTTTGATAAAATGTCAAACGGTTTACAATTCAAAAACAGGCAACGTTTAAGTATTGCTAGAGATTTATTAGATAGATTAGGTTTAGAAAAAATACCAGTAGGTTATCATACAGGAAAAAGTGCTAGAGGTTATTGCAGTTTTGATTCTGATGGAGATAGATTAATCATTACAGGTTATAGTTTAGAAGAAAATGATGATAGAGGTAAAAATTATCAATTAAAAACTATATTACATGAAGCTTATCACGCTAAAGGTCACGGACGTAAATTTGATTATTTCTCTAACGGTTCAATGAACGAACCATCATTGGCAATAGAAGAAACATTCGCAGAAAGTTCTTCTCACTATGCTATAAGTAGATTAGGTATCAAGGAACAATTAAGCCCAGCTTATGCAGAATATCTACTTGATACTGTACCTAGATTGAAAAAACTAGAAAAATATAGTTCGATAAATAATATAATTGATTTAGGTGAGATAGCATGGAATGACAGGTTAAACGGTCAAAATTCACAATGGAATGAACTTGCAAATCAAATAGGTAAAATTGAACATAATTGGCAACAATACGGTTTACAGTATAAAGATTACATATTAGAACATAAAGAAAGACTAGTGGATAAATTTTTAGAAAATGCACCTAGTCAGAGAAAATATAAGGACTATATGATTAAAGATATAGACAGTATATTCAGTAAACTTAATAAGGATGAACAATTAACACATCCAGAGAATTTTGTTTATCAGAATGTGTTAGTTAATGCTATGAATGAAGAGGGGATTAAATAATGTATTTACCAGATGAATTATTTAGAAATAAAAACAATGAAGAAGAAGTATTAAAAATAATATCTGACTTAGAATTAGATTTAAAAACAGATAAATCTTTGACTTTAAATGAAGCTATTTCAAGGCTAGAAGAATTAGGAGAAGATTTAATTATTAAAGAATTAAAATAAACACTTAACATTTTTTGTTAGGTGTTTTTATTATGTCAAAATGGAAATAAACCGCTCACTTTCCATTTTCGTCCTAGACATGACGTTAAAAGGTCTTTTTATTATGTCAAATTAAACTAGCGTGGCTTATTTCTAAAAGATAAGTGGTGCACAACTGATCAATAAGAAATAAGACTAGCGTGGATAAGGAGAAACAATGAACAAACAATTTTTATTAAAACTAAACTTACAACACTTTGCAGATGAAGGCACAACGGAAACAAACAATACTGAACCTGAGTTTAAAGCACCTGCTACTCAATCTGAATTAGATAGCTATGTAAATAAAGCAGTTCAAGCAGCTTTAAAAAATCAACAAGCGAAAAATGAAGCTAACTTTAATTCAAGATTAGAAGAAGAAATAAAAAAGCGTGAAGACTATTCAAAATTAAGTGAAAGTCAAAAACGTGATAAAGACTTTGAGGACCAAAAAGCAGAATTTGAGAAACAAGTAGCTGAGTTTAGACACTCTCAACTAATTGTGGAAGTTCAGAAAGATTTAGTTAGTAAAGGATTACCTACTGAATTAGCTGAAACATTCGCTTTACATGGTACAGCAGAAGATGCTTTAAAAGCGGTGAATATACTTGAGAAAGTATTCAATGAAGCGGTAAATAAAGCTGTGAAAGAATCTGCTAGACAAACGACACCTAATGTAGGTGCTACTGGAGCAGAAAAACCGTTGAACTTAGGAGCAAGACTGGCACAAGGTGTAAGTCACAAAAAACCATTTTAGGAGGATAAGAGATGAAAACAACAACAATTTTTAATAAAACTGAAATTTTACACAACTTAGAGTTTGAAGCTATTTCAGTAACAGTAGATAAAGCAACTACAGGAACAGTAACAGAAAACGGACGTAAATTATTAAAAGCTGGAACATTACTAGCTGGAGATGGTAAGTCTATTTTCGAAGACAGAACAAAAAAAGTTAAAAAATTAACAGGTGATGCAACAGCACAATACGTTGATGGAGTAGCATTACATGACGTTGATTTAACTGACGGAGACTCAGTAGTAGCGTGTGTATTTAAAGGTACTTTACGAGAAGATAAATGCAACGGTGGTACTGTTGATGCAAACGTAAAATCAAAATTAAACTTAATCAAATTTGTAAAAGGTGTATAAGGAGGACTATAAAATATGGCATTAATTTACGATACAATTACAGCAGAAAATGTAAGTGGATATTGGAACGCTTCACAAGAAAACGTTGATACTACTTTAGGAGATAAATTATTCCCTGCTAGAAAACAATTAGGAATTAAATTAGCATTTGTAAAAGGTGGAAGTGGTAAAGCAGTGGCTTTAAAACCTGCTGCGTTCGATACTAAAGCTCCACTACGTGAAAGAATGAACTTAAGCGTAACAGAAGAGCAAATGCCATTCTTCAAAGAAGCTATTGTAGTTAAAGAAGAAGAAAGACAACAATTAAATATGATTGAAGCTACTGGTAATCAAGCACTTATTGATAGTGTGGTTACTGGTATTTTTGATGACCAAACACACTTAGTAAGCGGTGCATTAGCACGATTAGAAGCTATGAGAATGCAAGTGTTAGCAACTGGTAAAATCTCATTTAACAACAACGGAGTAGCTCAAGAGTTTGACTATGGGGTTAAAGACTCTATGAAAGGAACTGTTGAGAAAGCGTGGACTGATGCAGCGGCAACTCCACTAGCAGATATTGAAAAAGCAATTGAAGCTATGGAAAATCAAGGTAAGAAAGCAGAAATTCTTATCATGACTCAAAAAACATTCAGTCTAATTAAAAAAGCAGACTCAACTATTAAAATTGTTAAACCATTAGCACCTAAAGGAGCAGCAGTAACAAATACTGAATTAACTGATTATCTTTTAGATGCACACGGTGTAAAAGTTGAGATTAAAAACGATACATTCACAGATGATGATGGAGTAGCTAAAAAATTCTATCCAGAAGGATATGTATCATTTATTCCTAATGATACTTTAGGGAAAACAGTATTTGGTACTACTCCAGAAGAATCTGATTTATTAGGTGGTAATGTTGCTGGAGTTGAAGTGGCAATTGTAAACACTGGTATTGCTATTACAACTCAAAAACTAGTTGATCCTGTCAATGTTCAAACTAAAGCATCTATGATTGCTTTACCATCATTTGAGAGATTAGATGATGTGTATATGTTAGATATCGAACCTTAGGAGATAACTTATGGATAGAGATTTAGTATTAGATAACGTTAAAGAAGATTTAGATATTCGTGATACTTTGCAAGATACTATCCTATGCAGACTTATTGATAAGGTTATTGACCATTTCAAATTCACTTATAAACAAGATGAAATTGAAAATAAATACAGGTTCATTATTGAAGATTGTGTTATCAAAAGATTTAACAGACGTGGTGCTGAAGGTGCTACGTCTGAATCTGTTGAAGGTCACTCTGTTAACTATGAAACTTTTTTAAATGAGTTCGCCCCTTGGGATGAAATGTTAAGAGAAGACTTCAAGAAAGAAAAATCAAAGAAAGGTCAATTATTAATATTCTAATGAGATATTCAGATAGAGCAATTTTAAAGCAAGTAGATAAAAACGAGTATGATTATGAAACAGGAGAACACGTCTATAAAGAACTCTATTCAGATATTGTTGCATGCTTCACAATGGATTTAGGACTTGGTAAGTCAGTTCAGATTTTTGGAGATTATAACAAACAAAGAAAAGTTATATTCTTAAAAAATGCTTATAGTAAGCCGTTTAATGTTGTTGAATACCGTGGAAAGCGATATATACCAACAGCAGATAAGCAACTTAGTAAAGCTTTTTATCTTGAAAGGGATGATAGTGATGGGACTAAAGATACATGGCATAAAAAAATTAAAGATTGATTTAAAAGACAAAGCACAAATGACTTTAGTAAAAGAAATTGTGAAGAAACACGGAGCAAGTTTACAACAAGAAATGGTTAAAAAGGCAGTATTTAAAGGTGGATATTCAACTGGTGCTACTAGAAGAAGTATCAATATTTTAATAGAAAAAGGTGGTTTAATGGCAAGAGTTAAACCAACCACTAAATACTCTCCGTACGTTGAATATGGTACACGTTTTATGGATAAACAACCATTTGTTAAACCTGCTTTCCAACAGGTTAAGAAAGAGTTCGTTAATGACTTGAAAAAATTAACATGATTAAAACTAGAGAACAAAGTATTTTCGATGAAGTATTTAAGATATGTAAGAATTTAGGATATAAAGTCTACGATTATAAACCGATGAATGAAGTACCTTATCCGTTTGTAGAAATGGAAGACACATCTGTTAGTTATGCTATTAATAAAACAGATGTAAAAGGAAATGTCACTCTCTCATTATCTGTGTGGGGGTTACAAACAAAACGAAAAGAAGTATCTAGTATGGCAAATACTATATTAGAAAAATGTTTGAGAATAGAGCATACAGACGGTTATTCATGGAGTTTAAATATCAATTCAAGCAATATTAGAATACTTGACGATAGAACAACAGTAACACCTCTTAAAAGGGCGGTTATTGAATTAGAATTTAATTTAAGATAAGGAGATAATAAATGTCAGAAGTAAAAAAAACTTATGAAGCTAAAAAGGGTATAGATATTATTCTTTTATATCGATTTTTAAAGAACGCTAAAACAGAAGCGGCTTTTAAATTAGCTTTCCAGACTGAACATAGTAATGAGATCAGTAGAAATGCTGATGCACAAAAAACTAAAGATGGAAATATCCAAAATTTAGGTGCAGTTGAGTATGAATTTTCGGCTAAGTCAATCGTAGCTAAAGGTGATAAGCATATCGAGGAATTAAGAAACGCTTTAATTGATGGAGATATTATTGAAATCTGGGAAATTGATAAAGCTGAAAAAAATGAATCTAATAAATATAAAGCTACTTATTATCGAGGATATGTAACTAAATTTGGTACTAATCCTAATTCAGAAGATAGTGTAGAGTTAGAGCTTGAATTTTCAATCAATGGAATTGGGAAAACAGGTTATGCAACATTAACTGATGAGCAAGCTAAAGTAGTTCAGTATGTGTTTAAAGACACTACTATTGACACAACAGAAGAATAATTAAACAAAGCTAACTGGTAGAAATACTGGTTAGCTATTTTTT